ATCAACAAGATTATCGCCATAGCCTTGGATGATGACCATCCAGGACAGATGGCAGCTCTGAAAATGTGTATGGACAGAGTGTTACCTGTTTCTTACTTCGAAAAGGATAAGACGACAGGTGGAAGGAATGCAGTAAGCATTACGATAACTGGAATAGGTGGCGATGTCACCACAGTTGATTCAGGTGAAAAGGTGATTGAGGGAGAAGTCATAGATGTTGAGTGACGCTGTTCGCGAAACTATCAAAGAAGATTTGATTAAGCACGAAGGATACAAACAAGAGATCTACTTGTGCTCTGAAGGCATACCGACCTTTGGTATCGGACACGCCATCAAAGAAGCGGACGTCGAACACACTTGGCCTGTTGGTACGTTCATCGAGAAAGAACGAATTGACAATGCGTTTGAAGCAGACTTCGAAGACGCCTGTTCAGACTGTGGAGTACTGTTCTTACAATTTGCTTCACTGCCTGAACAGGTACAGCGCGTCTTAGTGAACATGGCGTTCAACTTAGGTCGTACTAGACTGGGAAGGTTTAAGAAGATGATTAAGGCTGTCAACGAAGGAAACTTCACAGAGGCAGCTAACCAGATGGTCGATTCCCGCTGGTACAATCAAGTAGGTAATCGTTCCATCGAACTAGAGAACTGGATGCGTAACGCTTGAGTGACTTGAATGTCGAGTTACTACCTTGGCAACAGAATGTCTTAGAGGCATCAGAACGCTTTAAGGTTGTTGCAGCAGGTCGTCGATGTGGTAAGTCCCGTCTAGCGGCCTGGATGCTCATCATCAACGCGCTACAGGCTGAGAGAGGGCATGTATTCTATGTAGCCCCTACTCAGGGACAGGCGCGGGATATTATGTGGGGCGTTCTACTTGAGCTAGCCCACCCCATCGTGAGTTCGTCTCACGTTAACAATATGCAGATAAAGCTCATCAATGGAGCCACGATCTCACTCAAAGGTGCTGATAGACCCGACACCATGCGAGGCGTATCCCTAAAGTTCCTAGTAATGGACGAATATGCGGATATGAAACCTCAAGTATGGGAAGAGGTGCTTCGACCTGCTTTGGCCGACCAGAAGGGCGGTTGTTTGTTTATTGGTACTCCGAAAGGACGTAACCACTTTTACGAGCTTTACAAGTACGCAGAACTCGAAGACGATGAAACCTATAAGGCATGGCACTTCACATCCTATGACAATCCGCTACTTGATCCGGAAGAGATCAATACGGCTAAGAAGTCTATGTCAAGCTATGCTTTCCGACAGGAGTTCATGGCTAGCTTTGAGGCTCTTGGGTCGGAGATCTTTAAAGAAGACTGGGTTGAGTTTTCTAAGGAAGAACCGGAGGACGGTGATTATTACATCGCTGTCGACTTGGCTGGATTCGCTGATGTGGCTAAGTCTAATGGTGCGAAAAAGTCTAGGCTGGATACAACCGCTATTGCCGTGGTGAAAGCCAACACAGACGGCTGGTGGGTAGCAGAGATTGTTTACGGACGCTGGGACATTAAGAAGACTGCTAAGAAGATCTTTGATGCGGTTGCTAAGTACAAGCCAGTCTCTGTAGGTATCGAGAAGGGTGCTCTCAAGAACGCTGTACTTCCATACCTCACAGACATTATGAAGTCTAACCAACGCTACTTTCGCGTTGACGAACTGACACACGGTAACCAGAAGAAGATTGATCGAATTGTGTGGGGACTACAAGGACGCTTCGAAAACGGCCAAGTGACCCTAAACAAAGGAGAGTGGAATACTGAGTTCTGTGACCAGTTGTTTCAGTTTCCGAATCCGCTAGTACACGACGACTTAATAGACGCACTAGCCTACATTGACCAACTAGCAAAGGTTAGTTACTACGTTGACTTCGAAGAGGACGACTTTGAAGTCTTAGACCCTATCACAGGATACTGATATGTTTGAAGAGAACGACTTTTACGCCAATGAGAACAGCCTCGAAGGTTGGGTGATTGATAAAGTTAATTCGTGGAGAGATCACTACGAAGCTAACTACAAAGAACAATTCGACGAGTACTATCGTTTATGGCGTGGTCAGTGGGCGAAAGAAGATTCGATGCGTAATTCAGAGCGTTCGAAGATTATTTCACCGGCTTTACAGCAAGCTGTCGAATCATCTGTTGCAGAAGTCGAAGAAGCGACCTTTGGTCGTGGTAAGTGGTTCGATATTAAGGACGACTACGCAGACCAACAGCGCGGTGACATCCAAGTCATGCGTAACTTGCTGCAAGAAGACTTCGATTACTGCAAAACCCGTAAGAACATCGCAGAATGTATCCTCAACGCTGCGATCTTTGGCACAGGTGTGGGTGAAATTGTCCTCGACGAAGTAAAATATCGTCGACCCGCTACTGAACCAGTCATGGATGGCACTGCAATGGCCGTCGGTATCCGTGAAAGTGATCGTACAGTCGTCAAACTACGCCCTGTACTGCCTCAGAACTTCTTAATTGACCCTATAGCTACCTCAATTGAAGAAGCACAAGGCGTAGCAATCGATGAATTCGTCCCTTTACACTCTGTAGAGATGCTACAAGAGCAGGGTGTGTATAAAGATGTACCAATTACCGTCGAAGCACCGGACAACGACCTTGAACCAGACCAAAACTTAACAGTCTATGACGAAAACAAGGTACGTCTAACGAAATACTACGGCCTTGTACCGCGTGATCTGTTCGATATGGCTACAATGGAAGACGACGAAGAGATCGTCGAACTGGAGGCTTCTGAAGGGGCTACAAAGTACATTGAAGCGGTAGTTGTCATTGCCAATGGCGGAACACTGCTGAAGATTGAAGAGAATCCCTACATGATGCAAGACCGTCCAGTCGTTGCATTTGCTTGGGACGTTGTTCCAGGACGTTTCTGGGGTCGAGGTATCTGTGAGAAAGGCTTTAACAGCCAGAAAGCGCTCGATACAGAGCTTCGTGCTCGTATTGACGCCCTAGCCCTTACCGTACACCCAATGATGGCTGTAGACGCCTCTAGGTTGCCTCGTGGCTCTAAAATGGAGGTACGTCCAGGCAAGACTATCTTGACCAACGGTAACCCTGCTGAGATTCTTCAGCCATTCCGGTTTGGCAACCTTGATCCTAATACGTTTAACCAGTCTGCGGCGTTACAGCAGATGGTACAGATGGCTACAGGCGCTATTGACGCTGCAGGAATCCCAGGATCAATTAACGGTGATGCAACAGCCGCTGGCATCTCGATGTCACTTGGTGCAATCATCAAACGTCACAAGCGTACACTTATTAACTTCCAAGAAGCTTTCTTGATCCCGTTTGTTCAAAAAGCTGCGTACCGTTACATGCAGTTTGATCCAGAGCGTTATCCTGCAAAAGACTTTAAGTTCATTACAACTTCATCACTAGGTATCATTGCACGTGAGTATGAAGTTACTCAGTTGGTACAGTTGTTACAAACAATGTCACCTGACTCTCCGATGTATCCATTACTAATTGAGTCTATTGTAGATAACATGAACCTCAGTAACCGTGAAGAAATTATTGCAAAGTTACGTGAAGCCAATCAGCCTAACCCAGAACAACAAGCAATGCAACAAGCGGCTATGGAAATGGATATGGCGCAGAAGCAAGCTACCATTGCAAACATCCAAGCACAGAATGAAGAGATTATGTCTCGTGTGCGTCAGAACGAAGTAGAAACTCAACTCCTTCCTGAAGATGCACAGACTAAACGGATTGCCGCTATGAAGGGTGCAATACCAGACAAAGATGAAACTGATAAAGAGTTTGATCGTAGAGCTAAACTTGCAGAGCTTGTACTTAAAGAACGTGAGATCGCAAGTAAAGAAGATATTGTTGAGCAACAAATGAGGCAAGCCAATGGTAACTAAGCAAGATGTGGATAACATTCTCCAACAAGTGAATGCCATATTGCAAAGATTAGACGATAGGATTTCCGCACTAGAATCGGAGAATAAAAAACCAACTACCACAAGGAATACAAAAAGTCAAGCAAAAGACTTGACAAATGATTAAAAATGTGGTATAATATTTGCATCAATTAACAGGAGAAACTCGATTGAGTCCTGAAGAAGAAAAGTATTATGAAATTTATCTTGACTTATTTTTACATCCGGGTTGGAAACAATTCGTAGAAGAAGCTCAAGAAACTCTTGATACACATATCATTGAAGATATCAAGAGTGAAAAAGAATTATTCCTTTTGCAAGGACAACGTACAGCATTGTTAAACATTGTACGCTTTGAAACTGGAATAAAAAATGCATTTGACATGGAGTCTGAGAATGCTTAGGCGATATGATTTCAAATGTACCAACTGTCAACATATTGAAGAACAATGGGTAGATTCTAACGATCTATTTGCAACTTGTCCTGAATGTGGTGACACCGCACAGCGGATAATCTCTAGTGTCCGAACACATTTCAAAGGTTCAGGTTGGCCTGATGCCGATGATGCGTGGGCTAAGGATCACGAGAGAGCCGCTAGACAATAACATATCCATAATGCTACGGCACGGAGTTTAACAATATGGCACGTTTTTTAGATGTAAGTCCCGAAGAACTAGAGGACGGAGAAGAATACTCACCTGTTGAAGAAGAGCAGACTCCTATTGAGGAACAACCTGCAGAACCAGAAGAGATTCAAGAAGCCCAAGAAGAAGATGATATTCCTGAAAAGTATCAGGGTAAGGACATTAAGGATATTGTCCGGATGCATCAAGAGGCTGAGAAACTTTTAGGTAAACAATCTTCAGAGGTCGGAGAACTCCGTAAGATAGTTGATGATTTCGTTAAGACACAGATAGAAGCCAAGAATAGCCCACAAGAAACTGTCGAAGACTTTGACATCTTTGACGATCCTGATAAGTACATTGATAACAAACTTGCTAATCATCCAAAGATTAAGGAAGCTGAAGAGCTTTCTCGTCAGATGAAACAAGCAGAGATTTTCAACAAACTACAATCTAATCATCCTGACTTTCGAGAGATTATTCAAGATGAAAAGTTTGGTGAGTGGGTTGCTAAATCTAAAGTGCGTACTGAATTGTACCAACGAGCAGATCAAAAGTTTGATTATGATAGTGCTGATGAACTTCTCACGTTGTGGAAAGAACGTCAGAACTTAGTTAAAGAAACTGTTGATATGCAAGAGACTGATCGTAAACGCCAATTGAAGTCAGCTTCAACTGGTAATGCGAAAGGATCAGGAGAGTCACCAAGTCGTAAAATCTATCGACGTGCTGATATTATTAAACTAATGCAAACAGACCCTAAGCGTTATCAAGCCTTAAGTGATGAGATCATGTCGGCATATGCAGAGGGTCGTGTCAAGTAACGTTAAGGAGTTATTAACATGGCACTTGGTACTAACCACGTCACCAATACTACTGGTGCAACTTTCATCCCCGAAATTTGGAGTGATGAAATTATCGCGGCATATGAGAA